TCTACAATCGCGTTCAAATTGTCACCCGTAAAAGTTTGAATCTTCTTGTCCTTTGCTCCAGCAAAGAAAAACTCACCACCCTTGTAAACTGCGGAGTCAAGAGAGCTAGGCAGTGTATCTAAGTTGGTAGAAATAGTTGCAAGACCCTCAAGCGTGTAACCAGCCGTAAATAGAGGTGCCATTGCATCCAAGCCAATGCTTGCGGTACTCCAGCTATCTATTGCATAGTTGTAAATAATAAGCTCGTCAGGTGTGCCATCACCGGAGTCAACGCTAGGGTAAGACCACACAACAATCTGACGAGATGGGTCAACAACAGCACTCATACGCGCAGCGTTGTTAGATTGGAACCTCTTGAGAAAGAATCTGTTTACCTTCTCTGCTCCAATGGGTTTAGAAGAGTTACCGTCAAATACATAAAAACCATCATCAGAAAGATAAAATACATTGCGACCAAGAGCGGCAACAGAACCAGAAACCTTACAGCCACGTTGCAACTGAACTTTATCAAATTCAAAAACAAGCGGAGAACCAACATACTGTGCGCGTACAATTCCCTTCTCCATTAGGATGGTTGCATATTCACCACCAACAAGACCAGTGACAGCACCCATATCTGAAATGTCCTGAAAGTCTGCTTGCGTGGTTGCGCTCACAGCCCAGCTATCATAGTCACCAATCCCAGACCACCGAACACGATAGGGTTTTTCACCGTCAGTGGTGTCGTTAGTATAACCACACATCACAAAGTCACGCACAACCGCAATGAAACGTGCTTTAGGTGGGGAGCCGCCTAAATCAGCAAATCGACCACCCCCTGCTGCTGTAATTGTTTGAATAGGGTCACTATAATTAGTGGCAACAACATTTTCACCAAACTGGACAAACCGCCAGACATAACCAGTGCCCGTTGAGTAAGATGCGTTAGATGTTTTTGAAATATCGTCAAGGCTAGAATCCGTAGCGTCAAATTTGTAAAGAGAGTTTTCATCGCCAACATATATCGCAGCAGAGGCTGAGTCATCCTTTGCAGCAAACAATCCACGAATAAATTTATTTGTTGCACCAGAAAACGGCAAAACATCAGGAAGATTTGTATATCCGTTTGCAGCAGGAACAACATTAGTTGCTACAGTAGCTCCAGCATTTTTATACGGAGGCTGGTCAGGTAAAAATTGTCCTAGCTTAATCATTGCACACCCCAAGTCTCAGAGCCTTCAGAAACAACAGTCCAAATCTCTGTTCCTTCAGATACCTCTGTCCATGTTTCACTGCCTTCGCCAACTATAGACCAGTCTTCGCCTAAAATCTCTACGTCTGTTTCGCCAATAGCAACAATCGCAGACAGTGAGGAAGCACCAATAAACTCACCAGTAGCAATAGCAGAAAGAATAGCCTGAGTAACAGGGGTTGCAGCACCTATCGCAAGAAGGCCACCAGCAGCAGTCATAATAGCTGGGCCAACAACCAAAGATGCGCCAAACTGTACTCTAATGCCCTCTGAGGTGATTGTAACGGCAACGCTTGGGCTACCCTCACCAAACTGTATTCTTATTCCTTCTGACGTTACTGTGGACGATACAGACGGTGTTGAGGCACCAAACTGAATCCTAATACCAGATGATGATACAGTTGCTGATATAGAAGGTGTGGCCTCACCTTCACGCAGGGCTAACGTATTCCAAAACGCAGCGTCAAGAGCCTGATTAGGTAGTTGCTCTAAGTAACCCCAGTTATCAAGCTGCTCAAGGTTTGGCCCTACAATGTCAGCCATAACTAAGCTGCCGTAATGTCGATACCTGATGCAGCAATCTTAAAGATGTCACCGTCAGCGATAGTTTTTGATGTGGTTAGCGCAGAGTGGAAAAGAAGGTTGCCGCTTGTTGCCGCATCCCAGAGGCCAATATGAGTAATCGTTCCAAAGGCACCACCAGAAGCAGCAGGAAACTCAACGGCACCACTATTAGAAGCAGTACCAGACGAAGCAGCACCGAAAGTAATGGCTTGACGAGCATATCCATTCCCGCTTACTTCTGTGCCCGTTCCAGCATCTGTGGGGTCGGCAGTGTGCAGTGCAACATAAACATTAGATGGCGAGGACGTACTAGACGTTCCAAGAAAGTGGTCGAGAAACTTGTTCTCAAGGTAATCGCTCATTGCGCTCATGTCAGTTCTCCGTAATCAGATTTCATTTGAAGTGCAGAGCCAGCTTGTTTGCTCCGCTCTTCTTCGCGCTTAACTTCATCAATAGCCCGTGTAAACAACTGTTCATACACAGTAGTTTTCTGGTCGTCCATCAAATATACACTAGCCGCAGCCAAAGAACCATAAAGATATGCGTCTGGATGCCGAGTCAGTATCTCATTAGTAGTGTTGCTGTCAGAAAGGTCTGGCACACCCTCTTGATACACAATTTCTGCCGTGTACGATGAGTCAGGCTCTGGAGCAAACTTAATCTCACCGCCGATAATAGTATATGCACGAGGCTTGCCTTGTGCATTGCTTGCATACAACTCATCCAGCTTTGCTGGTGTGTAATACTCAAGAACCTCTTTAGGAGATGTATTTAGCTTAACCAAACGTATGGAGCGCAGGTCTGTCGGCAGAGAAACGTATGCGTCACCGCCTACAAGAGTCGCCGTAGCTCTCTTCTCTTGGCTACGGGCGTTCATCTCACGAGACATGCGAGACTCTGCAAGAGATATAAAATCTGGAATTTGCGTGGTCAAATCATCACGAGCCAAAAAGTTGGCAATAGATGTTTTTAGCTCAGAATAATTTGTGATAGCCATTATACGTTGCCGCCGCCAGTTCTAAAGAACCTGTTGTCATAATCATTCAGCCACTTCTTCCAAGCCTTCGGATTATGCTTTGGTTCACCCAATTCTTTAATAAGCTGATGATACAGAGCCGAAGGTATTTCCGCAACCTTCTGATGGTGTTTTTGTGTATTACCAATCAGGGAGTCTTGCCTGTAGCTGTTTCTCTCTTCCCTGTTACGAGAAAGCATAGCGTCTACGTTCTGCTTGCTCTCGTAAATAATCTTGCCATCTTCGTTAAAATGCGCCCACGTTTCCTTACCAGAAAGAGGGTCAGACGTAACAAGTCTTTTCTTCATCTTTCTCCCCAAAAGTAATGGGGGTAGCCAAAGCTACCCCCTGAAGACTTACGACAGGTTGTAAACCGCACCGTGTGCTTTTGGTGCAGATACTTTCAGAGTAAATTCCGTAATGATTTGGAACTTCTCTGAGTCACCCGTTTTAGCCAAATCGTCAACCGTGAAGTTACGGTTGGGAAGTGTGCAGATGCTTGCGTAGTCACTGTCGAGCAGATACACGCGGTCATCTGAGGCAAAACGGTCAATGACCACATCAAGCTGCCCATAGTCGCTGAGATACAGCGAAACCGACCCAACGATAGCTGCCTCACGAGGAGCAGTATAGTTGATTTGGTTGGTAGCAACTGAACCACTGTTCAGGTCACTAAAGGAAGCTTTCTTGGCAGGAGAAACAACGAGCATGTTCGGCTGACCACCATCGGTGTAGGCAGCTTGCATAGCAGCGTCAATCATAGCAAGCGTCATCGTGCGATTCGTACCATCCATAGCAGGAACGTGTGTGCCAGTGCCAACACCTGCATTGAAAGCAGTTTCGTCACTAGCGATAGACACGTTGGTAATCCAGCTTGACAGAGTACCAGCTTTACGCGGGTCAGATGCGCTACGAGCCGTATCTGAGTTCAGATACTTTTCTATGTCGCGCCGCAACTCAAGTCCCTTAAGAACTTTTTGGTATGCGACCTCCGCATCACGCCCCGCCTTATCAACAGCATCCAAAGTGCCAGAAACTTGTGCATCTTTCTGTGAAATCTGCATGTAGTTTCCGAGGCGAGTCGTAGCTGTCGGGGTTGCGTATGATGCGTCAGCACCTTCGTTTTGGTAGTTGGTTGCTACGGCAGCAGCCAATTCCTGTACTTGCCACTCGACAAATACACCGTTACCTGTTTCTTTCCGCAGAGCAGAAAAAATCGGAGTTTCATCTGGGTCGATGCGAGTGATTACATCACTCAGGTCTTCCCGTTCACCAACTGCGTTGGCTGTAGTAAATTGTGCCATTTTAAGACCTCATTCTCTCTAATAGTACGGCGACAGCATCATCTTTGCTGCCAGATTTATTTAGGCGTTCAAGTGCCTGTTTCTTACGATTAGCATTAGCTTGAGCTTTGGTCGTTGGTTTGCCTGACTTAGTGACCTTCGGGGCTTTCTTTACTTTTTTCTGAGCGGCTGGCTTCTTAGCCATTAACTCATCGTAAAGATACGCCTTGCGAATAGCCAAGACACCGCGAGCATCTGCAATATTGGCAACCTCTTGTTCCGAAAAGCCAAGCACACGCTGGGCATACGAAACAATTTGTTGTTTCTCTTTTGCTGCAACGTCAGGGTCTTTCCAATCTGGCAAAACCTCAAGAAGTTTCTCTTTCTCTTTTGCCAAATATTCTTGGTGCTGTACCACCAAATCTTGCTGACGTTCTTCTTGTACACGCTCTTGTTCAGCTTTTACTTTTTGCATCGCTTCCTTACGGTCACGATAAGCCTCACGTTGGCGCATATACTCCATCGGGTCTTCACTGTAGAGATTGTCCCAATACTCTTGGGGCTGCTCTTCAGTGGAGTTCAAGTGGCCTTCTAACGATTGCAAAGCTTGTGCATATTGCTCTCGCTGCTGCGCTAGGGCGGCTACCTCTACTTCCGAGTTCTTGCGAATCTCGGCAGCTTCTTGCATACGCTTTTGTGCAGCCTGTTCCAACTGATAAGATTTGACAAGTTCGTCAGCGGTGACGTTCTTCTCTTCACCATCAATCTTCACAGTGTAGTATTCTGTCTCGTCTTCGACTTCTTCAATCTCAGATACGTCAACGTCATACTCTTCATCATCTTCATAATCCTCATCAGCTTCGGATAGCTCTAGCGCGTCCTCGGCCTCAAATTCATCTTCAGATGCCGCCTCAGTTTCTTCGACCTCAATGGCCTCTTCAACTTCGGCTACAGGCTCTTGAGCATCTCCGCTTGCCTCTTCGGGGGCGTTGGTGTTCAAGAGAAGGTCAACAGCTTGACCTTTGCTAAGTGACTCTCCAGTTCCTAACAGGGTGCTGGGTTCATCGCTCATTTCGTTTCTCCTCTATAAATCTTTAAGAGCGTAGCTCTATCTTTGCTAAGTTGCCTGTCTCGACAACCTCATTCAAATGGCCTTGCACCACCATTAGTGCTTGGTACATCTGAAACAGCGTTTCTCGTTCATCAGCAGATGACGAGGGATTTTTCCAAGCGTCCAAGTAAGTTTCCTCTAACTTACTAAACGCTTCCAAGATAAGGGGGTCACGAAGTAATGCTTTTGCGCGCTCACCCCTATCTTGCTCCCCCCTTAGTTTCCCTTCATTCATTCACATCTCCTTGTTGCAAAAATATCACACAATGCTTTTTACGCAAGATATTTTATACACGAGGTAGATTTATTGATGTTTCTATGCCAGAGCGCACTTTTTCTGTACGAAGCTGCATTTCAAACTCAAGCTCTTGGCGGCGAAGTTCAAGTTCAGCAGCCATCTTCTCGCGTTTAAGCTGAAACTCCATCTCCATTTTCTGTTGCTCCATCTGCAACTCAGCTTGCATTTTTTGCATTTCAACGGCGACAACAGGGTCTTGCTGCGGCCCAGCCTGTTGAGCAGCCTGTGCCTGTTGCATAAGTGTGGCTTCAATCTGTTCGGCAGGTGCAAAGAACTGAGAAGCATCTTTGAAACCAGAAAGTTCTGCAATCTTAGCAAGCGTATTACGATACTGAGATAAGCTAACCATTGGGTTGTTCAACCCCATCTGCATAAGAACCTGCTCTTGTTTTTGTGCAATCTGAGATAGGAAGGCAACCTGCTGGTCACGCTGTGCTGTGCCCAAACCTACGTTGATTTGCACATCATAGGCACTTTCCCACTCACGAGGGTTCATAGGCACAAACTGATTACGCAAGCGAATAATCTTTTCTTTGTTTTGGTACTTGGTGACTAGATGCAAAATACCACGGAAAAGACTACGCACACCAGTTTCTGCAAATACACGGGCAATCATTTCAATCTTGCCCTGAGATGCAGCCTGCATAGCAGCAACAGCAGTAGCGGTTGTTGATTGCAGCGCGTCTGCATCCAAGCCCATTGATTGCTTGCTAATACCTGTGCGCTGTTCACGAACACTGTCCATATAGTTCAATGCAGGGAAAACAGAACTAGAAACATCTGGAACCTGCAACGGCTGAACAGCACCAGCAGTTCGGGTTCTAACTATCCCGCCCGGCCTGTTAGTAAGTAAGTCGTCTAGGTTTACCTGACCCTCAACAGCAACAACACGAGCATTGTTTGTGTTGTAAATATTGTCAAGCAACTGACGCATAAGCGTAGACTTGATAAGCTGCACATCCATCACAAGCTCTGCTACAGAGCGACCAATGGCTCTGTGCGGCATAAGAATCGGAGACAAAACAGCAAACGGTATGTGGTCAAACTCTTCATTCTCAAGA